AGTTAGTCTCTATCAATTCTTTAGTGTAATACCCCTCTTTGCTAACAAGGTATTCAAGATAGGATTCTCTGTCCTTAAACCTCTCAAGGTATCGCACGGTTTCTAGTCTCTTCAAATGGATATCGAAATCCTTCTCTAAACACCAAGGGACTGGAAGTGTTTTAGCCTTAATGAGCTCGCTATTCATCATCAAGAAATCCCACATCTGAAGCCAGGCTCTCTTGGCGATAAGCCTATGCTGTTCAGTGTTCTGGATGATCTCCCCCTGAGACATAATCCCCATAAGAAACGGCGCTTCTTCATTACTCATAGATATCCGTGCTTTCTAGCCCGCTCCTTGCAGGCTTCTAAATATGGTCCCTCTGTAAAATCCTCCCAGGAAAACCCCTGCCTCTCCAGCCAATCCACCCCTCTTCTCCCGAACTCGCCAGAGTTGGTATCCCTCGGTACGGTATTAAGTTTTTCGGCTATCAGTGTCGGATCGGACTTGTTACCTGTGAACCAACACATCTTCTCTACGAGATCGGCATCAACGTCTTCCACTCTATAGCAGCCACCAAAGTTCTTCCGCCCGTATATCTCATCCTCTATCCTTTTGTTCCACAGATGGTTGAAGACCAAGTCTCTATCCATACTCGTCGGGGCATCGTGGAAGTCTCCCTCTCTGTTGCCCAGGTGGCCAACAACCTTCTTGATCCTCCTAGAAGATCTATCGCCGGTGTGAACATTCCAGGCTCGGATCTGCTTTAATGGGTCACGCATCTGGTGGAACAAAACACAGTCCTCTCGAGAAGACAGCTTCGTACAGTTAATAGCATGCCAAGAAATCAGGCCACTATCCCTCAGTGTGCAAGAAGCCTCTTTCCTTACAAAGACTCCGCAATCCCTAAGCAGGTAACTCATGTACGTCTGCCCTGCCTTCGGTAGAGAGTATATGACCAGAAACATCTCAGCCTATCGCATCCCTTCTGGCGACTGGTCCACGCCTGTGTTCCCTCGCCGTAAATTGATCCTCCTGCTTTTTCTTCATACGCTCAACGGCCTGATTCTTTTCGTGCCTTATTGCCCTCCCTACATCTATGGTTTTGGTCATGCTGGAAAGTAATACACGGGCGAACCTGATCTCTCCCGCAATTCGACACAACTCCAGATCGTCACTCGTACTCATGATCCGATTAACAGCGGAGTCGATATGCATCATAAGAAGTGACTGCAGGGCCTCTCCACCTGGTGTGTTAAGAAGGTCTGATATCCCTGCAGCGGCCTTTAACTCTGGGTCCATTTAACCTCTAAGACTCTGTGGTGCCGAAATCTTCGGTTCTTGGCCGGTACGCTTTTCGATAATCTTGCTGGCTCTTACGACTCTATCAGGAGTCATCGGCAAGCCGTCTTCCGCTTCCTGGATCAGCTTCTGACGTTCCGCCTGAGCTTCCTGGATCCTCCTGATTTCTTCAGGATCACGTTCACGGATAACGGTTTGGGCGTCGATAGCTGAATCACGCTTCAGCCAGTTGACTAAAGCCTGCCCAACATCTAGCTCCCACTTAAGACCAAGAACTTCGGGCCCTTGAGCGGCGACCCCTACCAGGGTCTGGAATCTAATAAACGCTCTCTGGGCCTCCTGCTGTGGATCAAGATTGTCTATCGTGCCCGAGGGAACAATATCGAAGCTCCCTCGGATCTCTTCCTTGGTGACCTTCTTATACTCATCACCTGTGATCTGGATAAACACATGTTGTGGTCCCCACTGATTCCACAGCGACCAAAACATTTGATATACCTGTTTCATTCCAAGCTGGACCAATTGCGCCCTATAAGACAAAATCTCACTAGCGGAACGTTGTAGAGCGTTGACTTCAGTAGCTGTACGAGCCTCGCTAATATTCTGCTGATTGGCCAGAGTTTCAAAGCCTCCAAGGTAGCGCTCATTCCATGTGAGGAGTATGTTCTCCTCTCGCTCTTGTAGTAAAGTACGGTCGGGAACCTCGAGTGGTTGGATGTCGTCATGATTCAATACTCCGTACATTTCACCTGGGATAAAGTGGAAATTATCCGGGTTGATCTGGGAACCCATCCTATAAGTGAACGTCGGGGCAAGCATGTCCATCTGGTTGAGTTTGGACCTATGAGCGGTCGTAACCTCAACATCGATGTCGTCGATCTTTTCAGGGACCCCTCTGGAGCTGTAGAATCGATTGTCATTAATCTCGAACTTGATCTGAACGAATGGGGCCCACCCATGCTCGAACCCGGTTTCTCTAATATCCCTGAGTAAGGTATTAGAGGCCGGATGGATTGGATAACTAACCCGTCGCTGCTCCCCTTTAATCTCCATCCAGGTATGGTGTTCCCATACTTCTATCAACTCGTTCGAGACTGAATGTTCTTGTAGCCCCTCACGGACATCACGACTCCTCTCAAGCTTACTTTGCGCAGTGCTACTCTGTCGCCCATGAATGAATGACTGAGTTTGAGTTGGCTCTCTGTGCTCAAGCGCAAACTTTACGGCTTTTTCCGACCACCCATGATCTTTTGCTCTATTCTTGAAGGCAGGTTCAGTAAGAAACACTCTCTGATTGACTCTTGGGGCGTCTTGGATGTTGTTTGTGAACCTGGGGACGGTAATGTCCTCTGGGTTGATGACTGCCATGCGGGGGGTATTGGATTCAATCTCTCTTGTTTCATAGGTCACTTCCTTTCTAGCGTTCCTGAAGAAGTCGAGGATCTTTCTAAAAGCTTCCTTGTCGTCGTCCTCTTTCTCGTCAAGCCCGTAGTTAAGGCCTATGAAAGACTTCAGCTGCGGTAGACGCTGATCCATGAGCGCCCTAAACCGAACCTTGTCTGTAACGAGCTTCCCCTGCTGAAAGAACAACTCGTTACTAAGCCTGGGAGTGGTACCAGTAATTTCACGAGTAGCAGCAGGCAAGTCGTCAAACTTGAGGATTCGCTTAACTATCCTTGACCTAAAGTCCCAGAACACTTTGACTACAGCGAAACCGTTCTGGAGTATGTTGTCGAGCATAACAAAGACTTCATTACGGAAGTCTTCGATACGTTCATTGAGAAGATAGTCAAAGAACAGTTCCGCTGAGGCCACTCGGCTATGAGCCTCAGGGTTGCGGGCCTTAAACGTAGATATTGGTCGAGTGAGAATGGTGCGAGAGAGGACAGCCTTTAGCCGATCGACGGTCATGTCTATTAACGGCATGACTACGTCACTGGCACCTGGCCATGGCCATGCAGTACCCCGATCCTCACGCACATAGCGCCGATCGTAGTAACGTCCCATACGATCAAGCCAGGTTCGGCTATGGTCCTGATCCTTACGAACCTGTTGAACCGTCTTATCGATAAGCTCCTGAACCTGACTAGAAGTCCGTCTTATCGCACCCGGGTCTTCAATTACGGATGGATGTAGCTTCATGTCCCATATCTCTCTCTTTATCCAATTCTAATCTGAGACCCTGTTCAACCTCCTTAGCCAACAAATAGTGCATATGAGCGACATCCGCCCATACGCCGCTAAACGATTGCGGCTTCTTTGAACAGGCAGTCATTACCGGCTGCATGATCCGAGTCGTTAGTAGCCATTCGATATCATTACTCATAAAAAAATGGACCCGCCCAGGCTGCACGCCGGACAGGTCCACCGTATGAACGCCGAAATCTTACCGCAGTCTCCTCGATACGCCACGGGCATCAAGAACTTTTTGAAGCATCTTTTGAGTCTCTGAGTTATACCCCCAGCTACGTCTACCGGTTTTCTCCCAGCCCCGGCTGTATCTATCACTGTAAGGTATGTTAGGTTCTTCCGTCTGTCCAACTGGCACATACCTCGGATTATACATACAGATATACCTTACGTTATCGCAAAAATGCTTGTACTCCTCCCGAGGCTTCTGTTTAGGGGCTTTCCCATCCTGGATCCGACCACGCCAATCATCCCATACGTAGTTGTTGAATGCGGTGATATGATTATGGCAACTCTTGGCGAAGAACAGTTTTGGCTGATTAATCGGCGATAAAGGCTTATCGCTATTGAACCTGAGGTGATCTTGGACAGCTTTATGACCAGCAGCGACATCGTCGTTCACAGTGGTGTGAAAGTACATCCCCTTCAACTGAAAACTTTCAGCTATGGAAAGCCCGGAGGTGACACTTTTTCTGATTCCGTAGTTTGGGTCCATTATCCGGAAGAACGTGAGACCCTTGGCCTTGATTATGTCCACGTAGTCCTCTATGGACAGGTCACAGTAACGAATCTTGTTATATCGTTCGTTAGGCCACTCATCGTAGATGAACTTGTCCCCAGAGGGGGTGACGTAGAACCAGGTGAGTGCAAAGGGTAAACGGTCGTGTGGGTCCACCACTAAACCGGTTGTCCCCAATGTGGGGTCGAGTCTGGCGTCATCAACCACGTGCACAGTGGTGTCAAACGACTTAAAGACTCGCCCGATGAGGTGGATCCACCGACCATGAACCCGTGCTTCTCTCTCCTCATCAAGAAGGTTGTCTCTAAAGATTTCTACATCGTCATCCTCTAGGAAACCCCCCTGAGACTTCTTATTCTCATCAGGGAAAGCAGTAAAGGCGGCAAGCCACTTCTTGGAGCCACCCATGTTACCCGCCTGATTGTAGAGTTCCTCAAATATCCACGGCTCCGATAGCGGAGTCATGGTCATAAGCGTCTTTCCACCATATCGACTAAGACCTCTTCGAAGAGCGATGTAATGTCCCCTTGGGCACGGCTCGTCGACATAAAGTTCGTGGTAAGTTCCTCCCTCAAGGCGAATCTGATCCTGATCGTGGGTGAAAATATGTGCGACTGAACCTGTCTCCTTAAAAGTAATGCATCGGGGAGCTCCCTGCTGAGTTTTTTCGATACGGACTTTGTCGAGGGGGTAGAGCTCTTTGAACTTTGAGAGGAGGTTTCGTCCATGGGAATCATAATCTGGTATGAGTACCGCAATCCTTATAGGTAGGTCTAAGGGGCGAGGTTTCCCGTCCCACGGCTGGTGCCCCAGTGCAGAGGCAATCATATTGGCAAGCATAAGGTGAGTCTTGCCGTACTGATTGGGGGACGTTAAAAGGACGGTGTTTATCTTCGGGTCATTGTAGGCGTCCAACACCTTCTGCTGCGTAGGTAGGATCTTGTGAAGGACTGGGGTGTTGAACTTACTGCTTTCTTCCAGCTGATCGTCCAACTCCTGAAGGTAGATCAATTGGTTCCGTATCTGATCTATGCCCATGACTCTCTATTCTCTTCTTTCGTTTAGATTGCGATTCAAGGGTGCCAGTAGACAGCCCATACACAATCTTCTCCAGCTTATCCACAGACTGCTGGATCGAGTTTAACCTAAGCTCTAACTGCCTAATCTTCTCCGCAAATGTCATGTTTCCTGCCTCCCGACGTAGATCTCTGCGCTACTAACATCATGTCCCATACTTTGATGGGCAGCCATCATAACTGGCCATGACACTCTATCACGTACTGCCTCGCTAACGTCAAACCATAGGTCATGACCGAAGGCCTC